TGGGGTGGGCAGGGGCCATAGGGGGGTAGTGCGTTAGTATACATGTATAAATACACAGATCAGGAAATATCACTGTTAACCACATTACAAACATAGTGCTTTACATGTATATAGGGCCGATGTGGACCTATTATATGTGGGATATTGTTCCGTATAATCACGATAAGTGGGATAATCTCCCTATTATTGGACACTAATACGATTTGGGGTTGACATGTTTTGTAGAATGTGTAAAACTATATATGTTAGGTGTTAGGGTAGGGTCACTTACAGTGATACACGTACACTGTAACAGTTAAATGATTATATACTTATCTATATATTATACTTAACTATATAAACATGTAAGTAAAACACGTACAATGTATACACTAACAAGTGAAATCTGCCTTTAGGCGAGGACTTTGTACAAATAAGTATTGACAATGGCAAAGAAATCAGTAAAACTATATACAGATAATGTTTTAGAAGAGTTCTATAAACATGTATTAGATGGTAACTTAGATAAGTTGCACATTCCTCATAGTGATGTATTTTATGTAAAGACTGCAGTGGATGCCCACTACGGTAAATCATTTGCGTTAGAGCACGTAGAGTGGGCTATGCGTATGGAAGGTTGGACGGACGGACATGACGGTTGAATATAGAGGTGAAACATTCAGTGGGTACAATAAACCCAAGCGTACACCTAAACACCCTACCAAATCTCACGTAGTACTTGCAAAGGAAGGTACTACCATTAAGATGATACGATTTGGTGAGCAAGGTGCAAGCACTGCAGGTAAGCCAAAGTCCGGTGAATCAGATAAGATGAAAAAGAAACGTGCAAGTTTTAAGGCACGTCATGCAAAGAACATTAAGCGTGGTAAGTTGAGTGCAGCTTACTGGGCAGATAAAGTAAAATGGTAAAGGAATAATAAAATGGGTAAGGCAACTGGAATTAAAGGTTTATTAGACAGGTTATTAAAACCTAATACACCTACAGAAGTACGCTCTGTAAAGAGTCAAATTCGTCAGAAGGTACTAGATAATCCTAGACTTACTGGTGCTACAGAAAAAGATGCTTTGGCAGAAATTAATGCTATGGCAAATAAGCGTATTGCGGAAATGAAATCGGCAAGTGCCTCAACCAAAACTGCATTGCCTTCAGCTGAAGCAAACAAACGTGTTAAAGAGCTAAAGCGTCAAGAGAATATACGTACCTCTGAATCTAAGAGTAGTATTAATAAAAGTCGTAATGTATCTAAAGCGGATGTTATGGCTGCAAATACTGCCGCTATGTTCCGTGATATGCAAAAGCGTATTGATGCAATGCCGGATGGTATGCGTAAAAAAATGATGTCCGACCTATTAACTGCACAAGAAAAAAAGTTTAAGGCGGAACAAGGTGCAGAGCTAGATACAATGACACGTAAGCAAACTCAATCTGCACGTGATCGTAAAGAGTTTAAAGGCTACACACCTAGGTCACCTTTTTCTAAAGGTGGTATGTCTAAGAAACGCATGGCGTACAAAGCAGGTGGCTATGTTAACTGTGGTGCATCTATGCCCGGAACACAAGGTAAAAAATAATGGCAGTTAAATTTAAAACATGTAAGGGGTGTCCTACCCCTACAAAGTGTAAGGCAGTGGGAAAATGTATGGGGAAGAAGAAGAAATGAAATTCCTAGACTATAAGGATGTCTTGGAGGAGCATGGGTATCTTGTAACGGCAGAGGCTGTGACTACACGCTTAGGTGATGTACTTGCAGCTTTTGACCCATACGGAGATTATTGGTGTTGTGACGGTAAAGTTCAAGAGCTACTAAGTACTAAACCTAAAAGTACTAAGGTTCGTGCTCGTACAGATAAGGGTCATTTTGTAAAGGATGATCCTACTACACCTGAAGATGAAGCATGGGTTGATGCTTAATGGTTGAAATTCGTGCATACAATACTGTAACAAAAGGTTTAACGACTACCGCTACATCTGGCGGTGCTAGTGCCGATCTTGTGTATGTATGCCCTGCTAACTTTGATGCAGAGATAGTATTTCTACATATTACTAATGGCGATACGGCTAATCACAATATAAGTTTGCAATGGTATCACGCAGATACAAATACATATCACCATATACTGAATGATAAAAGTGTAGCTGGTAAAGATGTGTATAACGTCATAACTTCTGATAGACTATTCTTACATGCAGGTGATAAGATATTGGCTTTTGATGGCTCTAGTGGTTCTTTAGAAGTGTTTATGTCTGCAAAAGAATACTATAATCCCAACAGATAAACTGTGTATCATCCCGGTAGGGTAATAGCGGGGTTGCAATATTGTCCGTAGTATGATATAACTAAGTATGGTATAACTTCCTTGTATACTTTGATATGTAAGTATACATTCATGGAACAAGGAGTTATAAACATGAAATGGTTAGTTAATTGGTTTGAAGCAATCGCAGTAGCACAGCAACGCCGTGCAGACTTTTGGTTACTTCAGAATATGACGGACAAAGAACTAAAAGATATTGGAATTGCACGTGGTGAAATCAACCAAAAAATCTTCAACGGTTAATGCGGCTGGTAATTATACTAAGCCTACTATGCGTAAGCGTCTTGTTGCCTCCGTTAAGGCAGGTGGCAAAGGTGGAAAGCCCGGACAGTGGAGCGCAAGGAAGGCCCAAATGGTCGCAAAGCAATACAAAGCAAAGGGTGGGGGCTATAAATAATGGCCCTCTCCAAATCACAGAAAAGTCTTAACAAGTGGACAAAGCAAGACTGGAGAACCAAAAGTGGTAAACCTTCTACGCAAGGCCCAAAAGCTACTGGGGAGCGTTACCTTCCAGCTGGAGCTATTAAAGCTATGTCTAGTGGAGAGTATTCAGCAAGTACAGCTAAAAAAAGAAAAGATACAAAAGCTGGTAAACAATTCTCTAAGCAACCTAAAGCTGCAGCTAAAACGTCTAAGCGTTTTCGTAGGACGTAAAGATGACTGAGTACGATCTAAATCAAAACGGTGTACTTGACCCTGAAGAACGGGAGATTATGCTCGAAGATCGTAGGCGGCGTATGGAAGATGAAGACGCCAAGCGTGATGCACAACGTAACATGACATGGTTTGCGCTGTCCGGTATGGTTATGTACCCGGCAGCTATTGTTGTATCTTCTGTAGTAGGTTTAGATACCGCCGCTGGATTGATTGCCGACATTGCAAATATCTATGTAGTGTCTGTATCTGCCCTTGTTGGTGCGTACTTTGGCTTTAACGCAATGGGTGCTAAAAAATGATTGGTCAAATCTTAGGTGCAGTAGGTGGACTAGCTACAACTTATCTTGACGGTAAGGTTGCGGTACAGAAAGCCAATGCGGAGATTAAAGTCAAGCAAGCTACTGGTGAGATTGACTGGGACATTGAAGCTATCAAAGCTACCCAAAATAGCTGGAAGGACGAGTGGATTACTTTACTGTTTAGTATTCCACTCATTCTTGCATTTTGTGGTGACTGGGGTAACCAGATTGTACAGGCAGGTTTTACTTCACTGGAAGCTATGCCTACTTGGTATCAATATTCGTTAGGCGGTATCGTCAGTGCCAGCATAGGTATGCGATCAGTATCTAAATTCTTTACAGGTAAGAAATGAAGTACACTAAAGACTTAGTAGTATTGATTATGGCAGGAGGTCTTATGGGCCTTCTTGGACTTATTGTAGTAGATGAGTTTATGATAGCCGCTGAACATAATGCCGAACTCGACCAAAACATTGTAGAGTTACTTCAGATGTCTATTACAGGCATTATTGGAGTTGTTGCTGGCTATGTCAGTGGAAAAGGAAAAGAGTAATGACATTTAAATTATCTAATCGTAGTCTTGCCAAGATGGAAGGTGTAGACGAAAACTTAGTAGCGGTAGTAAAACGTGCTATTGAACTTACTAAAGTAGACTTTGGTGTAATCTACGGCCTCCGTACTGTAGAAGAGCAAGAAAAGCTTGTAGCTGCAGGTAAGTCACAAACTATGAAGTCTAAACACCTAGAGGGCCGTGCCGTAGACCTCATGGCCTATGTGGATGGCAAAGGCGTATGGGAACTAAATGTCTACGATGACCTTTGTGACGCAATGAAAGAGGCAGCTAAGGAACTTGGTGTAGCAATCAAGTGGGGTGCAGCTTGGTCAGAGGGTGACATCTGTACATATGAAGGTACAGCGGAAGATGCAATGATGGCATACGTAGATTTACGTAGGTCACAAGGCCGTAGACCCTTTATCGACGGTCCTCATTTTGAATTGATGTAAAGGAAGTACTATGGCTCGTGAGTTAACGGAACGTCAACAAAAGTTTCTAGCAGTCCTTATGGATGAAGCAGGTGGTGACATTACCGCCGCTAAGATGTTGGCTGGTTACTCCGCAAATACTTCTAATGCAGAAGTTACTAAAGGTATTAAAGAAGAGATTATCGAAGTAACACATACTTTTCTTGCACGTAATGCGCCAAAAGCTGCGATGGCTATGGTAGGTGCATTGTATGATCCTACAGAGCTAGGTATTCGTGATAAGATGCAAGCTGCAAAAGAACTACTTGATCGTACTGGTTTGGTTAAGACTGAGAAGATGCAAGTGGAAGCAAAGGGTGGCGTCATGCTTATGCCAGCTAAAAACCCACAGGATGATGATGACTAAAAAAGTAGGTACGTGGAAATTACCACAACCAACCGACCTCAAAGAAGATAATGTATGGGTATCTATCCCACGTGTAGCAAGAACAATTCCTTTTGGGTACGAACTTGACCCAAACGACAGTGGAATCCTCTTGCCAATTACCCACGAACTTGATATGCTTGAGCAAGCAAAGAAATACATTAAACAGTATTCATATCGGGAAGTGGCGAACTGGCTTACCAGAAATACAGGTAGGTCAATATCGCACGTAGGATTAAAGAAACGGTT